TAAACAAGTGAGAGCAGAAGACGAGATGGCACAGGCGTGGGAACCGCATGCTATATTGAAGATCCCGCCGAAGGAGGAATTTGCTAAGCTGTCTAAGGTGGACAGGTTGACCTACTTCAAGCAGCGGAGAGAACTGATCAAGCTGGAGAAGGAGGAACCTTTCGAGTATGGTTTTGAGTTACCGAGCTGGAAGAGAGCTGACGAGGCTTTGAGAGATCCGAATATCAGCGAATTGCTTATCCAAGGAGGCAACAGATCGTCAAAATCGGAGTGGGCAGCGAAGAGGGTAGTGGAAGCCTTATGCCATAATCCGAACGCTGTGATTTGGTGTTTCAGTATGAACCACGATAACTCTGTTCAGATGCAGCAGAGATATATTTATAAGTATTTACCTGACCAGTATAAGAAGGTCGGTAAAGGTAAGATAGCATATGTAAAATTCAACTATAAAAATGGCTTCACTGATAATAGGTTTATCCTGCCTAACGGCGCTGAATGTGTATTTAGAAACTACAGTCAGGAATTACGAACGATTGAGGGAGGGGAAACTGGCTCCAAATTTTGGGACCCTGACCATGCTCGTGTTCCTGATGCTAAACGCGGCCGTATCCATAACATTGGTGTATGGGCTGACGAGTTAATACCTTTAGACTTTGTCGAGACGTTGCGTTATCGAATACTTGACCGTAGCGCGAAGATGATGATTACCTTCACAGCGGTTGACGGTTACTCGCCTACGGTCAAGGAGTATTTGGTTGGGGCTAAGACATTGAAGTCTGCCCCTGCTCCTTTATTGGATGGTAGAAAGTTACCGATCCTCCAGCAGTGTAAGCGGGCGAGCGCGAAGATTGTGTATTTCCATACCTCTGAAAACCCTTATGCTGGCTATGCTCAGATGGTGCAGACATTAACGGGCGCACCGGAGGACGAGATATTGTGTCGTGCATATGGTGTTCCTACGAAGCCGGTGAAATCCAAGTTCCCGAAGTTCAGGGATACAGTGAATGTGATGCCGTTGAAGGATATCCCGTTTATGATACCTCATCCTACGCAGGAGGACCGTTACTTGGTTGATAAGACTGCGGACGTGACGATCTATCACGGTGTTGACCCAGCTGGCAGTAAACCTTGGTTTATGCTATGGGCAGGGGTTACGCCTACGGGGACATATTTTTTCGCGGAGTATCCTGATATCTCTTACGGCAAGTGGGCGGATGTGACTAAGGGAGCTAGGGGAGTTTACGGTGAGGCGTGTAGGCCGAACGGGTATGGTATCCAGGACTACGTGGATTTGATAAAGGACATCGAGTTGGAATTTGGAATCGAGGATGTGTTCGAGAGGATCATTGATCCGAGGTTCGGTGTAGCAAAACGTAGCAATCATACTGCGGCTACTTCTATCGTAGATGACATGCAGGCAGCTGGGATGGAGATGTTACCTGCTCAGTTGAAGACTATCGACGATGGCATCCAGGACGTGAATGACATGTTGACGTATAACGATCAGAAGCCGATAGATTCTATGAACGCTCCTAAGTTGTATATGTCAGAGACCTGTGAGAATTTAATTTACTCGATGCAGGAATACACAGGCGAGTTTGGAAAAGACGAGGTGACAAAAGATCCTATTGACACGATGAGATATATTGTAGGCGAGAATGCCTGTTTCATTGGGAACGAGGATCTGATGGAGAATGATACCACGAGGCGATACTAAATAGGGACACAGAGGATTGAACTCCGACGAGCAGTATCAAAAACTGCGATGCTACCATTACATCATGTCCCTAAAAAAGCCGGATGTCAGACTCGAACTGACGACCTACGGTTTACAAAACCGTCGCTAACTACCAACTGAGCTAATCCGGCGAAAAAAAAAGCCAGGGTAGACTAAAAACACCCTGGCCTCTTAACTAATACGAAAGTATGGAGCAATGACTCTCCATGTATTTAAAGGTAGGGGAATAAAGATGTCCGTCAACCTAAATATTACCGAACTAACCCTTTTTTTTATGATATAATCCCCGCTTTTATGCCGACAATAGACGAAGAAAATATAATTAAGTCAGATCAGCGGACACCTAATGTCGCTGAGTTGTCTGACGCACTCTTAGAAACCATTGCTGATCTTGGCGGTTTGACCGACCAGATGAAGGACAATTATGATATCCGTCATAATATCTGGAATGGACAGAGTAAAGATGGTCGTAAGCATGGAACCTCTTCAAATCCAGCATTTCCGTGGGACGGAGCGAGTGATTTAAGACCTTTTATTACCGATGAGGTAATCAATAACGATGTGGATCTGTTGACCGATGCCGTTATGAAAGCAAATTTCTCTGCCATTCCTGTGGGGTCTAACGATATACGTAGAGCAAGGCTAGTCTCCTCATTTATGAGGTGGATGGTGCATAGTCAAATAAAAGAGATGCACAGGGAGACAGAGATTTTAGCGAATTACTTTTTAGAAAAAGGGTTTGGAATGATAGGAGCCTTCTGGGAACGGAAGGTAGATAAGAGTCGCAAGAAGTTGACGCTTGAAGAGATCTCTCAAAGTTCTCCTGAATTTGTCACTTTTATCCAAGATCCAGAGTTGGACATGGAGACAGCGGAAATGTTGAGGCAGTGGATGCCAGATTTGAAGCAGCGACCTGCAAAGCGGATGGTAAAAGAGTTACGTGAACAAGGGTTCACTGATATTCCGATCACTGTTGTTACCTATAACCGTCCAAGGATTAGAGCTTATACAATCGACGAAGATATCTTTTTCCCTATTAACACCCACGATTTTCAAGATGCCCCCTATATCTTCACCTCTGAATACTTCACAGCCTCAGAATTGCGAAATAAAGTAGCTACTGACGGTTGGGATGAGAAGTGGGTCGATGCTGTCATCGATAAGACGCTCGGAAATGATTTTTCTACAGCCGGAACCCTCACTCATTCTAGTAGAGAGTATGCTCGACAGGTTGAGTTCGGTTTTGACAAAAACACTAACCTGGTTCGTGTCGCTACAGCATGGGAACGTGCTACAGACGAAGACGGAATACCTGGTATCTGGCTGACTGTATTTCACCCAGATATCGAAGGCTTTGGAAAATTTGAATTGTTCAACTACGATCCTGTTCGCTACCCTTTCATTCCTTTCTGTAGGGAACGTAGGACTCGTAGACTTCTGGATACGAGAGGAGTTCCTGAAATATGTCAATATTTCCAGGATGAAATAAAAGTGCAACGTGACAGCCGAGTGGATAGAACCGCAATGGCTACGTGTCCTCCTCGTCGTCATCCAGTTGGAAGACCTCCTAAGAATTGGGGACCTGGGACATTACTTGCAGAACGCAGAGAAGGAGAGTATGGATTCGTCCAAGCTCCTACTGGTGGAATTAATGAGTCTGTCGAAATCGAGCAGGCAATCCGTAATAGTATGGACGAATATTTCGGTCGTCCTAATCCTAACAATGACCCTATCGCTGCCCAGACTAAGAAGCAGGCGATGGTGAACAGGTTTTTAGGAGGTTTTTCTGAAGTTATCAAGCAGTTATTCTCATTACATTCACAATTCGGTCCTGAAGAGGAGTTTTTCCGTGTTGTAGGAGAGGCTCCAGAAGAGGAACAGTTAGACCGTTACGTTAAGAGTAACAACGCTGAACAATACGATTTTTACTTAGACTACAACATCCTGAATCAGGATGGAGAGTTAAAGCTGAACCAGATCAAGGAGATCGGACAGTTAATTTTGCAATACGATCAGACAGGACAAGCCGACATGGGCAAATACCTGCAGAAGGCTATCGCTTCCATAGATCCTACGCTAGGGGATGAAGTGATAATACCACAGCAGGCAGCTCAGATGAAGGAAATCGAAAAGACACAGGAGGATCTGACAAAGATCGCAGCTGGTTTTGACGTGAATCCTCCTGAAAACTCCAATGCGGAGTTGAGGATGCAGATTGTCCAGAACTATATGCAGGGCAGCGAAGAGGTTCCTGCTCACGATATACAAGAGAGATTGCAAAATGACGAGTTATTTGCCGGTAGGTTGGAAAACTACATGAAGAAACTTCAATTCCAACTACAGCAGCGTGAAAATGCCGAGATTGGTCGCAGAGGCGGCAAACCTGGCAATGCTGTTCCGAGCTAAACTATGAAATACGATCAAGACCTTCTCGATAAGGTCAAAGAGGCTGTCCTCAAACTAAAAGGGAATCCCGATGCGGACATCCTGTTTAATAACTTCGTAGCGTTACGTGAAAACAGCGTTGAGAGTCTTTATAGTCCTGACGCGATTAAGGAGCCGAGGGTCATGGCTTACTACGCTGCTCATGTCGATTTGCTCGACGAGATACTAGCTCCGATCAAGGAAGTTTACTCTGACACTTTTTAGGTAATTTTACCGAACCGCATAAATGTTTTATGCTATAATACCAACGACCTCTGGTATGTCAAAAAAATGCCTGTTAGATTATGAGTGAAACCAATAACGGTGATGCTGCAACCTTAAGCGCAGTAGAGAATATATCAGGAGATCAAGTAGCAGCAATGTTCATGCAGTCGGAAGAAGTTCCGGAAGCTGAGGTTGAAGTCACGGAGTCGCCATCAAGTCAGGAAGAAGTTACTGAACCCGTCGAAGTGGAAGCGCAAGCTGAAGTGGAAGCACCCGATGAAAATAGCGAAGAAGTCGCGGAAGAAGAATCGGAACCTGTTCTTTCAAATGAAGAAGATAAACCTAATGATAGGATGCAGAAACGCATCGATAAGTTAACTGCTGAAAAGTATGCACTTACCGACCGTTTGGACGCAATCGAATCTAAGATGCTTGATAAGCAAAAAGAGGCAGATAACAAAGGCAAGAAATTAGCCGACTTGGTATCTAACACTGAAAGCTTTGAGGATCTTGAGCAATACGAGAAAGAAGCCAGAGAAGCAAAACGCTTCGCACTTCAACACGTAGGCAAAGAAGAGATTGAGTTCCAAGGGAATACGTATAGCGACGATCAAATCAGGCAGATTCTACTTAACGCTGAAGACGTGTTAGATTCTCTCCCAGCGAGGAGAACATCATTAACACAGAGGTCTGAAAACGAAAAAGTAGCTCTTGAAACCTGGGAAGATTTTAGCGATCCAGAATCCTCGCTTGCTAAGTGGTATGACACAGTTTCGGCTGACAAAGAAGTCAGCGAAGTTATGGGTAAACTACCTAACAAGCGTTACATCTTAGGCTTGATCTACGAAGGTCAATTAGCTCTCGAAGCTCGGAACGCTCCTCAACCTGAAAAGGGAGAAGAGCAGAAGATAGAGAAAGTTGCTGAAGTTAAAAAACCAGCAGCGATACCTACTTCAGTTCCAGGGATGAACTCATCTCCGGCTCCAGGAACGAAATCGGCCAATCAATCTTTTTCGGAAGAACGAAGTAGACTTACTTCCACTAACTTGTCGGGCGATAGCCTAGCCGCGTTATTGGACAAACAATATCACCAAATAAAATAACAATCTAAACCATATTTAATCATGGCATCAGCAACATCATATAATACAGTAGGGAAACGTGAAGACATCCTGGACATCGTCACAACAGTCGATCCAGAGCAAACTCCTCTTTTCTCTTCTTTGTCAAAAGCAAGCGCACCTAAAGCTCTTAATCAAGAGTGGCAATGCGATGTAATATCTAGTCCTACATTCGCAGGAGTAATAGATGGCACAGACGTAGCAACATTCGACAACAAAGCAGCAGGACGTGTTCTTTTGAACAATCGTGTTCAGACTTTCCGTCGTCCTTACCAAGTTTCCCGTTTACAGGAATCTGTTGAAACTGCAGGAGTTCCTAGTGAATTTGCTCGTAGTAAGGCTAAATCAATTCAGGAATTGAAGATAGACATCGAGTCTGCTCTAGGTTCTGATACAGAGCTACAAGTTGGATCAGGCGCACAGCCAGACCTTATGCGTGGACTCGGTAAGTGGATTGATTCTACTAACACAAACATCGACGCTTCTGTTAGAACACCATCTGCATCTGAAGGAACTACTTCTACATTGACTGAAGCTACGTTCAACGCAGTAATCCAATCAACTTACGAAGAAAGCGGTTCATCTGCTACATTCCGTCAGTTCAGTGGACCTGATCTTCAGCATGCGATCACTAACTTCGCTCGTGCAGAAGGTTCAACTACTTCTACTCCGCTTACAGTTAACACTCCTGCGGCTAGTAAGGAACTTGTGTTCTCAATCACTCGTTATGTTTCTGACTTCGGTACAGTTGACGTAATACCTGATTTATTCCTAGCTCGGACAGAAGGTGCTGCTTTAGTAGCTGCTGGACAACAGCGTGGATACCTTATCAACCCTTCTATGGTCAGCATCTCTATGATGGAGAATCCTACAACTTTCGAGTTGGAAGATCAAGGAGCAGGGAGACGTGGATTTGCAGAAGCCGTAATCGGACTTTGCGTTAAGAATCCTAAAGCTCTTGGTAAGTTCTCAGGCTAATCAAATTTAAGAGAGGGGTGGGTCTAACGGCTCATCCCTATTCTTTAACTTTAATCAAATTAAATTATAAAATATCATGGCAACAACATATAAATTAACAGCGCAGGAAAAAGCGGATAGCGGTTTCACACACGCATTCCAGCTTACTCATGCTGATCTAACTGAAACAACTACTAACACTGCTCAAACATTTGCAGTAGGTAACGCAGTAGCAGGAACAATCGTTACAGCAGCTGCTCTACATATGCCTACAGCTATTGAAGATGCATCTGATGCAGCGTTCAATGACGTAGCAGTTACATTGGGCGACGGAGTTGATCCTAACGCTTATATCGTAAGCACTCAGTTAAATGTAAACGGAACAGAGATCACTACTATGGTAGCTCTTAACGATCTGGCTACATTGAGTAAAGCTTATACCGGTGCAGACACAATCGACCTAGTTGTAAATTCAATGACTGCAAAGGCATTGAACGACATCGACACTGGTGAAGTTTGGGTTTTCTGGAAGCAGGTAGAACTTGCAACTCTAATCGGATAAATTATTTGGAAAGTGGGGGAGCAATCGTGCTCCTCCCCTCTCTTTCTAGCCTTTTATTTAAACATGGCAAAGACTTTTAAGCTCACCGCACAAGAAAAAGCAGACAGCGGATTCACGCATGTTTTCCATCTTACTCACGAGGATTTAACAGAGACTTCTGTAAACACCGCTCAGACTTTCGTCATCGACAATACTTTAGCCGGCGACATATTACTAGGTGCAGCTCATTTCACAGTAACAGACTTAGAAGATGCGTCCGACGCAGCTTTCAACAGTTCGTCTATCCTTATAGGAGACAACTCTCTCCCTAACCGATACTTGACAAGCACTCAGGTAAACGCAAATGGGTCGTCAATCAAAGCGTCTGTCACATCTAATACATACGCTACTTCAAACTTTGCTGCTACCTCCGACGGTCAGGTCGAGCTAACAGTGAACTCAATGGCGGCAAAAGCTCTTAATAACATCGACACAGGAGAGCTTTGGCTGTTCTGGACCAAGGTTAGCTTACCACCACTTACTAAGTAAATATGAGCGAAGTATTTATACCAGATTTCGAAGGACCAAACGGTTCTGCCTATATGGACAAGCTCGAAAGAGGTTTACGTCTAGGAATAGAACAAGAGAAGGTCCAATATAAGGTGCGTCAACACGCAGCTGCTGGAGTTTGGGATGG